AGTATCTATATTAACTCCTTCAATAGCATTTAAATTAATAGATTTTTTAGAACTAAATAAAATATGATCTATTGATGAATTAAATACCAAACGACCTGAGTTTATAATAATTTGCTTTCCAGCATATTGATCAGGGGATTGTGGGGGATTTTTATTATAACTAAAATAATTAATTGATGATGCTTTTAAAGGTATTTTTTGAGTACTTGTAAAATAAATAGAAGAATCATCATTATTAATATCCTCTATAGTTGGGATCCATCCTTCTTCGGTTTGATTTCCTTGACCATTTCTGATTATTGTAATAGGATCTCCATTTTCTCCTGTAGTTGACCAAGTATTTATGGTGTTTTTTACTGTTGAGCCAATTCTTATACTATTTCCCCATCTACCTTCGTAAATGATATCACCTTCAAATGGTAAAAGAGGGTGAATATTAGAACGTTCTTTAAATGTTTTACCTAAAAATATTTCAGTGGATTGGTCCGTTACTCTTCTAACATTACCTGTTTCTGTTTGAATATAATCTTTTTGTTGTGTTGGAGGTAAAGCGTTGGGAGTTGTTGGATAAGCATTATGGTGAGGATGATTCCATAAAGAAACAGGATTTAAATAATAATTTATTGTATTTGAAGTTATAGTATTGATGTTTGTAGATGGAAGGGCAATAATATAAACTATTTCATTTATTAATGGAAGATTTTTATTATTACCATCTAAGGGTTTGGCTGTTGGTAATTGGGGAGAAGGTAAAGGATTGGATACGGATTCATATTCAATTGTTCCTAAAGCATTCCAACCACCTAATTCTTTAAAACGAGGGTGAGTTTCATCTAAAACAATACTTAATACTCTAACGGATTGAATAAGTTGGTTAACCTCCAGGGATGTGTTAACATTAAAATTATTATTATTGTTGGCATTAAGATTTTGATTTAGAGCTGAAAATCCATATTGAGACATTATTTACCTCCTTTTAATTCATTCATAGCTGAAAGTAATTGGTCTTTTTCTTCATCAGAAATAGTAAGAGAACCATCATTCGATATAGTTGATATAGCACGTTGAGCTAGAGCTGCCATCTTAATTAATATATCATCATTTTTAACACTAATCTCCATATATTCCTTAATTAAAGGAACAACTAAAGTAGCATCACCAATATCAGAAATTAGAGGTTTTAATTCAGAAATTAATGCATTAACCTGTTGGTCTTTTTTCTTTTGGTTATTATAAATTTCTTCTAAAATATCAGAAAATTTCTTTTTTCCAAATATTATATTTTCAAATTGTGACATAAATACATAATTAGTTTATTATAAATATTAAAACTAAAAATTTGTATACCCGTGTTCTAAGTAAAAAACATAATTCTTTTTAAAAATATCATAAAGTTGGTTTGATATTTTTGTGATTTTAGGAGTTTTTACATCAATTTGTTCTCGGATGTAAATATAAAGTGCTTTTTTATTAAAAATATCTAAATGTTCTCTTTTACGAAATAATTCTAAAATAGCATCTGCTATTTGGGCATCATGTTCTTTAGGAAATAATTCAAATATATTTTGAGTACAATAATCTGTAAATTTATCTATATAGTGGGATAATTGTTCATTTATATTATTATTATCAATATTATATGAATAATTTTCATCATCTTCTAATATGTTAATAGATAAATTTTCAACACGCTTTTTATAATTTTTTTGATTAGATAATATCAAATAACGTTTTGCAATAGTACCAAAATATGAATATGCTTTTGTTCCTTTTGATTGATCATATAAATGGATTTTTGAAAGAAGAAAAGTAATTACTTCATGTTGTAAATCTTCAATATTATCTACTTCTGTATAGTAAAATTTAAAAGTGTGGATAATATTTTCAGTCAGTTTAAAAAATCCATAGTGAATTTTTTTTCTATATATATTACTTCTTTCTTCTGGATCTGTGGAATTATTATATAATACTATAGCATCTTCAGTATCTTTAGTGAAGTATTGTATTCCTTTTTTTTTCTTTTTTATTATATTTTCCATTATTATTTGATATTATCAATAATGAAGGAATTTAAAATAGTTTGAATGTTATATATTTGTTGGAAAAAAAATCCTACTTCATCATCAGATTTAAAACTTCCTTTAGCATCAATCTCCTTCATTTTTTTATCTGAAGTTTCAATTATTTTAGATATTTTATTAAGATAAACCATATATCCTGTTAGAATATCTTCTTGTTTTTCATTTTTTAAAAGTAAATTTCTTATAATATATCCCATAATAAGAATAATAACCCCCAATATAATACTTAATATTATCATAAATTATCTAATAAATTTTTAAGACCTTCATTTTTTAATGAACCCAATGCCTTATTTTGTTTATTAATATTTAAGGATGGTTTTTTGTTTACTTCTATTTTAAAATTATTTTTTTTATCTTCTATATTCCCTTTAAATTTTGGTAACCATTCTCTTTCAAATTCAATTCTAGCAGCCATCAAATCAGCCTGATGGATGATAAATGGGAGAGATGTGCGAGGTTTCTGCTCAGGCATATAGTTCATTAAATATTTTTTATTTGCTTCATCATATAAACCATCATGAGTCTGAATAGATATCATTTCGTTGAAAGTATATTTAATACCGTGGGATTGAAGTAAATATAAACCACGATCTGGAACAGATGCAAATGGGACTTTAGTATTGAACATATAATCCTCACCCAATTTATCTTTTCTCCAATTATCTGTTTGAGGTATATAAGATTCATTTTCTTCATCCCCCATTTTACCCAAATCATGGTTTAGAGCTGAGAATATAAGTTCTTCTTTAGTGTATGTAGTTAAATCTGCTCCCATATCCCCCCAAAGTTTATGGAGGTGAAGAGAACAGGTAATAACACGATTTACGTGTTCAACATACCCACCTGGGAATGCATTGTGATATTCTTTTTTATGAGCGGCAGGCATAAGCATAATACGCTCTTGATATTTTTCATAAAATGATTTTAATGCTGATTTACGAGGATCAGAAATATGATCATCAATAAATCCCATCAAATCCAACCAGTTCTGATGAATTTGTTCTGCTGATAGATTCATATTATTTAATTAATTTCGTTTGGACTTAGAGGTTCTTGTTGGACAAATGATTTAACATCATCTATTGATTCTTTAAGGATAATAAGTACCTCTTCTACTTGTTCTTTTGTTCCCCCTCGGTGGAGGTAAAAACTTAGTTTCTCTATCATCCCCTCTGCTTTTTCTAACCTTCTCATTATAATCTCTCTATTCTTCATAACATTCTTTTTATCTTTTTTTCCCGTATTCCTAATATACATTAATGAAAATACCCATCCAAGCTTAAGTTAAAAGAATTTGAACTAATTCTAAAATCTTTTTTAAATGCGCACATTTTTCATATTCTTCTGATTCCTGAAAATAAAAAAGCATTGATTTTATATAAGATTCTAATAACTCATCAGTATAATATAATATAGCTTCCTGACACTTCCTATCTTTAATATCAACTTTTGATATCCAGTACCAAGCTTTATTATATAACATGTGTTCCCCAGCTTTTTTAATATCATTTATATCTAATTCTTCATTCATTTCATTAAATAATTGAAGTGATTGATTATTAAATATTTTTTGTTTATAGATAATTTTTTTAAACAAACCAACCCAGAATAAAGGGTGTTCTTTTAAATCTAAACTAATTCCTAAATTTGACTCTTCAGGGAAAGGATTTAATTCTTTATTATTGAATAACCCAAATATTTTATCTATATCCATATTGGTAATATGTCAAAACAATGTCTTATTGCGTATATATTAACATATTAATATTGAGTCATAAAATACCACGTATTATTAAAAACATCAAAGTTATACGTTATAATGATTTTAGCATTTCAATTAACTTTGGATGAGGATAAACATCTACTTTATCAGGTCTAACTGAGTTATGGGTAAATATTCCTGCTTCTCCCTTATACGCTCTTGGAGTTAAATTCCAAATATCTTCATTATATGTTAAAGGAATATTATATAATTCACCCCAATATAATAGTAATTGTCTTGTAGATTCAATCTGAGCATCAGTATAATTATGATAATATTTATATCCTCTATGTGGTGTAACTAATTCACAAACTTCATTTGCTGCTATTTCACGATTTACATAATTA